TACTGGAGATAAAACCCAAGTGCCATCTCCAACTCTATAGTTGTTGTTTTCACCTATAGTTGTTAGTTTTTTAAGTTGTGCCTTAGAATAATCTATTAATGTTTGACAATCGTCTTTTGTTAATAAGTTTTCTATTTCTTTAATAATCATTGAAAAAGTCCTTTAAAAAATATATTATGACAAAAGTTGAATAATTGTTTGTTTAATACGAACAATATAATATGAGTCTGGTTATGTTACCAGATTAATTTTTGGATTCTTTAGGAGGAAGATTTTATGTTTGATCTATTTTTGGCAACATCGATTGCCTTTGGTTCTGAATCTGTTAATGCTATTGGACTTCGTTCTAGGTCTAATTGTTCTGGTGGTGTTTGTTCATCTTCTGCACCTGTTGCAGTTGAAGCTAAGAAAAAACCAGAAACAAAGGTTGTTGCTGCTCCGCAAAAACAATCTAGGTTTAAAGGTATTCTTCGTGGAAAGAAATGCCGTTAATGCATACGAGACATGGGGTTGTGTCAAAAACAGCCCCATTGTTTTGTAAGAAAAACGCATACATATTTCTTACAAGGAGGTTTGATGTTAAAAGTATATGACATGTTTAGTGGTATAGGTGGTTTTGCTTTAGGCTTTCAAAAAGAAGGTTTTGAAATATCTGCTTTTGCAGAATTAGATAAGTATCCTTCTAAAGTTTTAGCCAAGAATTTTCCAGATATCCCCAATTATGGCGATGTCACAAAAGTAAAATATGAAAAAGATCAGTTTGATGTAATTGTAGGTGGTTTTCCCTGCACAGACATATCTATAGCAAGTCAATCAAAGGAGGGCATATATGGCAAAAGATCGTTTTTGTGGAAAGAGTTCTTCAGAGCAGTTGGAGATGTTCAACCCAAATATTGTGTCATTGAAAATGTCCAAATGCTCGCTAGAAGAGGACTTAACACGATTCTCAGCGACCTTGCCTCCATCGGGTACGATGCGACTTATACGACACTCGATGCACAGTACTGCGGAACAGCCCAACGAAGGCGTAGGATTTACATTTTGGGGGTCCGTGATGGAATCCCCACCGATAGCGATATATTCGAGTTTGGCCCTCGTAGTACTAGAACCTGTCAACAAAGCGTGGAACTTGTCAAAAAAAGCTTTGAATGGAATTTTAAAGCGAGCATGTGGTTCAATGAAACCTTTGCCTACTTTACTCGCCAAAGAAGTGACCAATTTGATGAATGCGGAGTCTCATCAACCTTAACAAAAAGAGATTATAAATCATTTACAGACCTAGTAGTCTCTAATGGTAATATACGCAGAGTAACGCCCACAGAGAGGCTTCGCCTCATGGGTTTTCATGATCATTGGCATATTGAAAATGCTTCAAATACTGATAAGTTTAAATACAATGGTATGCATGTGCCTTCAGTTCAGTACATAGCAAGATGTTTAAGGGAGTATCACAAATGTTTGAGTTCTCAAAAATAGCAGAAAAGTTTGACGAACACTTGTCTGGACAATTATATTGGCATAGCAATTTTGTTAATCATTTCTTGCCTGAGATTGCATCTGTATTTATGGCAGAAGAAACAAATGTGTATGATTTTGGTGCATCAACAGGTAATGTTGAATTGGCTTTATCAAGTATGATTAAGTCGAGGAACATAGACTTTATACCTGTGGAAAAATGTAAAGAAATGGCAGAAAGATATAAGGGGGAAAGCGAAGTGGTTGTTGATGACTTTCTAAATATATACATGGAAGAGTTTTCATTTGCCACATGCGTTTTATCTTTATGTTTTGTCCACCCATCAAAAAGAGAAATGTTTATTGATTCTTTAAAAAATAATTGTATGGTTGGGGGTGCTTTTGTAATATTAGAGAAAATGAAATCTAAGGGTGGATATTTAGGCACAGCTTTAAATAGAGTTACATGGCGTAACAAGATTGAAAATGGCGAATCTGTAAAAATGGTAGTCAATAAAGAACTTTCTTTAAGTGGAGTTCAATACCCTCTGAGCGAAAAAGAACTTGAAGGATTTGAGTTAATATGGGCGTATGGTGATTTTCGTGCTTACATTTGGCTAAAGGAGTTTTAAAATGGAAGAAGAATTAGATTATCATTGTTCTGAATGCGGAATACAAATTTCAGAGTGGATGCTTAGAGATGTGGATGGAGTTACAATTGACACATGTTTGAATTGTGCGATTAAATCATCTTTAATGTTATGTCCTGTGTGTAATAAAAATATAGGCATGACAAATGTAGATCGTGCTAATAGAATACTTGGAGAAGGGTGGGAAGAAATGTGCGAAGAATGTGCTGTTGAGTTTAGAAAGGCAGATTAAAATGGAAGATGAATTTATTATTACTTTTTTAAATAATAAAAAGTATAAAATTAAAGATGTTAAGAAAATAGTAAAGTCTAAACCAAAAGAATACAATAAGTATGTAAGCACTATAGATGAAAAGATATGTAAATGGGAAATAAAATGAAAAACATTAAAATAAAGATTGATGATGAAATCTTCTATGTTTTTTATAGCAACGAGTGTAATTCAAAAAAAGAAAAAATAAGGCTGGATTGGGATCAATTGTTATCTCATTTAAAAGATTCTATTTTTCCAGAACAAGAAGATGTAAATGAAGATACAAATAATAATCACATAATAGACTTGTCTTTATTTCAAGATGATCTTAAATTTTTAGTTTTTACTCATTCTTTTGGAAATAAAAGAGTTTTTTCGATTTACTGTAATCAAAAAATAATATCAAAGAAAAAATTGGCCTTTGGTAAATGGTCCGCAAAACTTGAATGTGGTCATTCATATTTAATGGATGAAAGCATAGATGATTTAAATAAGTTTAAAAGAATTTTTTGTTCTAAATGTTTGGAGGAATCTGATGGATAAGGGTTATATTCGTAAAGATAAATTGTCTGAAATAAAATTGCAATCTGGAGGATTAGTATTAATATCATTAGAGCAAATTCAATATTTGCTTGAAAATTTAACTGGTAAAAACTACGATGTTTTTGAATTATTTCAAATGTTAAGGTCTTTTGATGGAGATATAATTAACATGGACATGATGGAAAACATAGTTGTAGAATGTTTGTATACATTAAATACAGACGGAACTAATTGTAAGCATGTTACCATATCTCCTGTTGCAGAAGATAAGGAAACTTCTAGAATGGTATGTGAAGGAGAAAAAACAATGGAAGAATACTATATATCTGAAACAAAAAGACTCAAAATAAATATTTCAAAAAACCTTAGTTTTGTAACTGAAAAGTGTAAAGAGTATAAAAAATTAATGTTAGGGAAAAAACATGAAAACAGATGAGATTATGAAGCGTATTGAAAGTGGGAATAGTTTGGCAGATAAGGTTGCCAATTATCTAAACTTTAGATTTAAATACAAATTTGAAAAAGCTTCTATTGAAGAAGATAAGAAGTTGATGATTGATTATAAATGCAGCAAAAGCAATAAAACTGCACAAATGAAATGTCGTGAAAACAAATCAGACATCATTTACGAAGCAAAAAGATTCTATTCTACAAGCGGTTGTTTTTATGAAGAGGCAAATGGTAGAGATGTGAGAACAGAAGCAACCCTATACATATGTTTGTCAGCAGATAAAAAACAAATAATAGTTGCAGAAACAGAAGCAATTAAAAAAATAGTTCAAAAAGAAATGCAGAAATTAGAAATAACATTAGATCAAGTAAAACAATATGAGCAAGAATGTGCATCTACTAGGAATAAAACAAAAAAATTAGCTTCAAATAAATCTAGAATTGAAGTATGGTTTAAGGTTGATGAAGGTATAGATTCAAGACATTACAGTAAACTTCTTGTCTTTATACCTTATTCAGCCATATTTGAATCTGTCGTAATTGATTTGAGAAACAACGAAAATATTGAAGATGAAAGGACTTGGAAAAATGGATAATGAAATTATGTTTAATCAAAGAATACCTAGTTTGCTTGTTGTTGACAACTTTTACAAAGATCCAGATTCTATAGTTGGAAAAACAGCAGACTTTAAATTTAAAGAGGAAAACAAGTTCTATAAAGGAAAAAGAACAACTCAATGTTTATTGCCTTATGTAAAAGAAGAATTTGAAAAGTTATTGCAAGTAGAGATAGTAGATTGGTTAAATCAACCAATGAATGGCGTTTTTCAAATAACATCTGGAAATGACCCACTAGTATGGCATAGTGACTCACAAGACTATGCAGCAGCAATATACTTAACGAAAGATGGACCAACTAATGCTGGAACATCATTTTGGAAAGATAAAAAATATGGTTGCAGAAGACCGCCAAGTCACCCATTAGAAAACAGAACAGATATAACAGAATCAGAAATATACACACAGCATAGCCTATTAAATGAAGATAGTTGGGAGTTGGTAGATAGAGTTGGATCTGTATATAACAGGCTAGTTCTTTGGGATGGTAAAATGATTCATTCTGCTACTATGTATGGCGAATTTCCTAGATTGGTTCATCTATTCTTTTTTAATGTGAAAAAATAATGCCATACTTTTCTATAGTCACACCAACAAACAATACTCAGTTTCTTGCTCGACTTTCTCGATCTATAGCCAAGCAAACATTCAAAGATTTTGAGTGGGTTATTGTTCCAAATGGTAACGCCAATATTGATATTGAATCATTGGCTTTTAAGCCAAGAGTTGTAGAATCAAAAAAACCAGATTCAAAATTAATTGGTCTATTTAAAAAAGAAGGATGCATGGCATCCAATGGGATTGTAGTTGTAGAAGTTGATCATGATGATGAACTTACAGAAGATTGCTTGCAGGAATTATACAATGAATTTAATTCAGATCAAACACTTGATTTTGCATATTCAAATTGTGCAGAAATAAATCCTGATGGAAAACCATTTGTTTACTCTAACTATTTTGGTTGGAGAAATAGACCATTTAAACATCAAGAAAAAAATCTTTTAGAACTAATATCATTTGATTCAACTCCAGCATCTTTTTCTAAAATTTGGTTTTCTCCAAATCATGTTCGTGCATGGAAAAAATCATTTTATGAAAAAATTGGTGGACATAATGAAGAAATGGAAGTTCTAGATGATCATGACATTCTTTGCAAAACATACATACAAGGTAAAGTTAAGCATATAGATAAGTGTTTGTACATTTATTATAAGCATAAAAACAATACTTGTTATGGCGAGAAGAATGCTTTCATTCAAGAAGAAACATTAAACATTCATGATAAGTATATTTATGCATTGGTTGAGAAATGGTGTGACCTTAATGGTTTGCTTAAGATAGACCTTTGTGGGGGTTTCAATTCTCCAGAGGGGTATAAGTCAATAGACATGCAGAACGCAGAAATTATACATGATTTAAACGATCCTTGGCCTTTTAAAGATGGTGAAGTGGGATTGATAAGGGCACATGATGCTCTTGAACATTTAAAAGACCCAATTCATGTGATGAAAGAAGCGTATAGGTGCTTATGTCCAATGGGTTGGTTTTTGACACAAACCCCATCAACAGATGGTCGAGGTGCTTTTCAAGACCCAACACATATAGCATTTTGGAACAGTAACAGTTTCTGGTACTACACAAAACAAGAACAGGCAAAATATATTGGTACGCCAGTAAGATTTCAAGGAAATAGAATCAAGAACTTTTATCCAAGTGAATGGCACAAGACACACAACATTCTTTATGTAAAAGCAGATTTAATAAGACTTCCAGATAAGGATTCAAATATAAGAGTTCCTGGAGAAGTTGTGATATGAAACACATATATAATCTACCAGAATTTGGAGAAAATTGGTTTTCATATCCAAATCTATACAAGTCAATGGTTGAAGAATTTTCTTCTGGAAGTAAGTTTGTGGAAGTAGGATCATGGAAAGGTAAAAGTGCAGCCTATCTTGCTGTAGAAATTATAAATTCCAACAAGAATATAAGTTTAGATTGTGTAGACACATGGATGGGCAGTAATGAAGATGCACATACAAATGATTCTTATGTAAAGTCAAATACTTTATATGAACTATTTATTAAAAACACATATTCTTTGTCTTCTGTAATTAATCCAATTAGAATGGATTCTATTAGTGCTTCAAAAATGTATAAAGATAATTCAATAGATTTTGTTTTTATTGATGCTAATCATGAATATGATAGTGTTAAAGAAGATATATCTGCATGGTTTCCAAAAATAAAGATTGGTGGAGTTATAGCTGGACATGATTATACTAAAAACTGGAAAGAAGTAGTAAGAGCAGTTGATGAATTTTTTATAAATAAAAAGCTTTTATTAAGTGAAGGGTGTTGGATTTACGAGAAAATATAATGGATTTAGCATTATTGGTTCATGCGTGTGACAAGTATTCTTTTGTTTTTGAAAGATTTTTAAAAGCATTTGATATTTTTAATTTAAACATACCATGTTATTTCTCAACAGAATCCACAAATATAAAAAGCAAAAAATTTGAAAACATAAACACAAATGAAAATGTATGGTCATTAAGATTAAATCAATCTTTACTTAAAATAAAAGAAAAAAATGTAGTGATTCTTCAAGAAGACTTTATAGTAAATAGTTTTAATGAAAATTTGTTTTGTGATCTTTATAAGTTTCACAATGATTATGGTTCAGACATTACTAAGACAGGTTCGTTTAAAACCTTTTCGTTGCTAAAAACTTCTGTTGAAAATATGTACGCACAAAAATATGGTTATTATTTAATGAGTCATCAACCAATAGCTATATTCAATAAAGAGTTTTTAATATCAACGCTAAATGAAAAACAAAATGCCAGTGAGCACGAAATGTATTGGTCTGAAAAAATAAAGGAAAATAGTATTTTTTGTTTTGGTAAAAATGAATTTGATCATCAAATGTTTAATCCTGTTTTTGGATATACACATGTTATAAGCAAGGGTAAGCTAATAGCTTAACCATGCCATATCTTTTCTTCTGGACCAAGCAATCTTGCTAAAGTAAATAGGAAATCGCTAAGTCTATTTATAAATACAACAATGTTTTTAAAATCTTGATGTGCTTCCATGAGCCTTACTAGATCAATTTCAACTCTTCTACATACTGCTCTAGCCAAATGAATTTCACAATGATTGAATGGAATTATAAAATTCTTTAATGGCTTTAAACTTTTAGTCATTAAATCAATAATGTCTTCTGTTTTTTTAATGTGTTCTTCTTTTATTCTTTCTTTTCCAGTAGCCACTTCTGCACCAACTTCAAAAAGAAGATTTTGTATTTCTATTATAAATTCGTACACTTCATGGACTTTTAATTCTAAAATATACTTTTGATTAACAAATCCAATCCAAGCATTAAGCTCATCAATACTACCAAGAAGTTGTATATTAGGATTAGTTTTAGGTACTCTACCTATTTTTGGCAAAAGTGTAGTTCCGTCATCACCAGTTTTTGTATATATTTTCATTTTAAATTCTTGAATATTTTGGTTGTTAAAACGAATACTATTATATATTACTAAACTATAAGGAGGAATCAATATGAAAGTAATAATTAGAAACATGTCTGGAGAATTTTTTTGCAAACAACCAGAAGTTGGATTAACAAATCTAAAGAAAGATGCATATGTTTTTGATTGTTACAATGATGAACATGCAAATTTAGTTCTAGAAAAAACTAAACAATTTATTTCAAACAACGATTTAAATTTAGAAGTTATTGATAAAACACAAATAAATTTAAAAGTAGAATAGGAACAACATGAACATATTTGTTTTAGATAAAGACCCAAAACAAGCTGCTGAATGGCATGTGGATAAACACATAGTTAAAATGCCTTTAGAAACAGCACAAATTTTATGCACTATTCTTAATGGTCATGGTGTTATGACACCATATAAATCAACTCATGTTAATCACCCTTGCACAATATGGGCAGGAAAAAGCATGGGTAATTTTATTTGGTTGTGTGAATTAGGTATACATCTTTGTGATGAGTATTCTTATAGATACGAAAAAGAACACGCATGTAAGAAAGTTATAATAGAATGTTTAACTTTTGCGTGTAAAATACCAAACATTGAAATGACAGAATTTGTTCAAGCTATGCCAGAAGAAGTAAAGTCAAATGATACAGTTGAATCGTATAAGAATTACTATATAAAATTTAAATCTCATATTGCCAAATGGAAAAAAAGAAATGTTCCAAATTGGTATAACATAATAAATTAAGGCACTTATGAAAATTAAAAAGAACAGGCAAAAAAAAGCTAGAAGAATAATGATTCTTGCAGCAATAAGAATGTCTAAAGAAATTGGAATGAAATTCAATAGGATCAACATGGAGGAAACAAGAGATATTTATATGTGCAAGTATGGCGTAGATAGTTTAATTAGAAGGTTTGATATTGCAAGTATTGTCGCCTGATTGTTCTTTTTGAAATCCGTAAGGACAATGTTTGCAATCTTTTTTACAACAACGGCCTCTTTTTTTTAAAAAATATTCAGTCAAAACAACTTGTTTATTTTCATCTATATAATAATCTATGTCTTTTATCATTTTTTAGGTGACTTTGTTTTTATTCCAGCTTCCTTATATGCACTACGCATTTTAGGGTTGTCATCTATAGCAAACAACACATTTTCTTTTATGCTTTCAGCATGTCTTTTTTTAGACTCGTTTTGATCTTTAGGACTACCACCCATATTATTCATCATAAGTTTATTGTATTTAACTCCAGCTTTCTTTAAAGACTTTACAGTATCATCTCTGTCGGATTCTGGCCTACCAGTTATAATATAAATCTTGTTTTGTTTTGACAACTCATTAACATAATCAATCATTTTTTTAATTGGGTATATACCATTACGCAAAATAGTGTTATCTATATCGACAATCACTACATTTGCATTACACAAATAAAAAAATATATCTTCTGATGTTTTTCTCATATTTATTTATACACCAGTATGTAGACTGTATTAGCGTATGTTTATTTGAAAATCTCACCGAAAACATTGTGGTATTTAATGATCAAAACATATCATGTAAAAATAACAATTCTTAAAAATAAAAATAAATATAAAGCTAAAATAACAAAAGATGGGTACATATCAATAATTCTTTGTGCATCATCTGATAAGAAAGCAATTGAACTATTAGAAAAAGTTGTTTGTATAGGTGATAAAAGAAAGATTAAAAATAGCAAAAAAGTTAAGGATTTCGTATTGCAAAATAGCAACCATAGTTATATGTTTGCATTGCGTATTGAGAATGTAGACAGCTATATACAAGATTGTGATCATAAGTAACTGCGTTATCAAATTCAATAACGGTTCTTTCGCAGTTCTTTCCCCGAAGCGATCATAACACCAGGGTATGTACCCAAAGACTGCCATAGAGTAGCCAAACTCTTAACAGGTGGCACGAAAAGTTTAATTAAGAATCAACACTAGGAATGGAGTGACCCCTTCTCCACCTAGACCTGATAGAGCAAAGCACAAAATTCTTAATTAATGTCTTGTTTGGTAGAGTGTATAGCACACCGAAGGTAAACAAAGAACTCTGATGCTATGCTATCAGGGTAAAGAAGGGGTATTTGTAATGAAGTTTAAAGCAGACATAACACTTAAAAAATGGGGCAGTGAGGAAACAGTAGTAAACGAATCTTTTAGAGAGACATGTTTGAAAATATTAAAGATGGATATTTTTAAACAAACAAGCTGGCACTACCATGCCGAAAAAGAGTCTTATTTTTATATATTGTCTGGAGAGGTGTCAATACACATATCTGACAACGATGACTTAAATTTGGCACATATAGAGCTTTTAAAACAAGGTGATTGTATTTTTGTGGGAGCAAACCAAAGACATATGATAACATCAATGAAACAAAGCGTATTACTCGAATCATCAAGCTTTGATGATCAATTTGACAAAACTATAGTTCCTCACTAGCTATGTCACAAAATATTTGAACTACGCTCTTTTCTATAAAGCCAAATGAGTTTAAGTGACCAACATCTTTTCCAACTATTAGAGTTATTTCCATAAATTCAGATTCAGATATATACCCAGTTGAATAAGCTTTTCTTATTATTTCTTTAAATAAAATAAATTCTTCTTTGGTAAAATTTATGGTGTTTAAATTGAGAAAATCAATCTTGCCCTTAAAATAAGCCTTGAGTGTTTGTTGACTTTCCTTTATTCTGTTTTTCATACTGACCTCTTATATCGAGAAAATTATGGCAAAGAAAAATGAACCAGAGATAAATGTAAGGTTATTAATAAAAAGAAATCTCCTAGATGTAGTAGAAATAGAAAAAGCATCATGCTACACAAATGATCCAGACTTTGGCAAAATCCAAAATGATTCTGCTTGGTCCTCATCTTCTTTTACAAGTTTTGTTAGAAAAAAGAATACATTTTCTTATGTTATTTATGAGAATTCTAAAATAGTTGGGTTTATTTTGATTGAAAATGGAGTTAATGAAACAACAATAGAAAAATTAGTTGTTCACCCAATGAAAAGAAGATATGGCTATGGAACCGCTATGATTGATTTTTTAATTCAAAAAAAATTCAAGCCAATAATTTCTGCGTACTGTAGGGAAGATGACAATGATAGCATTAAATTCTACAGCAACAAAAAATTTAAATCAAAATTAGAGAAGAAATATTTTCCCAACGATATTGATGCTGTAAAGTTTACTGTGGAGATTGACCATGAAAAATAAAGTATCTGTAACATGTTTAGGTTGGTGCAATAAAAATTTCATGAGTGTTGATCCAAAAACAAATAGATTGTGCAAAAAATGCAGCGAAAAAATAAAAAACATAACTAATGAATTTGGAAAATGGGGAACAAAAATAACAAGAGAAACAAGAAATGATTAGTTTTTTTTTAAATATATTTTCATCAGAACGATCATCTAAATGGCAAACAGTTAGAAACAAGTGGATTAAAGAAAACCCATATTGTTATGCTTGTGGAAGTAAAAAAGAATTACAGTGCCATCATATAATTCCATTTTCATCTAATAAAAATTTAGAACTAGACATTAAAAATTTGGTTACTCTTTGCACTACTTGTCATTTTGTTTTTGGTCACTTGCACAATTACAAAAATTTTAATCCAGAAGTAATTAGGGATTGCCAAGAGCATCACAAAAGAGTAAAACAATTTACAGTTAAGAGTTTTAGTAAACCTATTTCTTTTTGGAGAAACATTATGAACAAGTTTTTTGGCTCTATTGCTTTGGTTTTTTTCGGTTATTCAATCTATGTTAGTCATATGTATGTAGTAGAAACTAACAAAAATACAACAATTAAAGAGCTTTTTGCTGCTGAAAATAGAATCCTAAAAGATGAAATTTATGCAGAGAGGGGCAAGCCAACTTATGAAAATGGCTATAGGGATGCTATTTTAAGGGCTGGCTCACCAACTGGATCTGGTGCATATCGTGATGGTTGGGAGTCTTGTGCAAAGCTTTACACAGATGGTTCATGGACTAGTGGTTATCATACAGCACTAGAACAATTTGGTTGGAAGAATGAGTCTACGGCATTCAAAACCAACAAACCACAAAATGTCTCTATGAAATAATCTTTTTGTCTTTCGCCCTCATACTGTGTATTAGTATGGGGGTAATCATGAAAAAGAAGTCACATAATAGCAAAACTTTTGGCGAAATTTCTGGAAAATATTGGTCTTCATTGAAAAAAAATGCAAAAAAAAGAAACATACAAGTAAAAGCAACAATAGAAGAAGCTTGGGAAATTTTCTTAAAACAGAACAAAAGATGTTTTTATACTGGATTAAAAATAACCCATAAAAAATATTTAAAAAGAATTAACAATAAAGATATTTATTCTTTAGGAACAGCATCGTTAGATAGGAAAAATAGTAGTCTTGACTACACCAAAGGAAATATACAGTGGGTTCACAAAGATGTTAACTATATGAAGATGAGTTTAAACGAAAAGTATTTTATAAAACTTTGTAAGCTTATATCTAGGAGATTCTAATGCATTCAGAAAATTTTTCCAAGACAATGAAGTCTCAATCAGACGAACAGCTTTATTCACAACTTTCAAGTGATGAAAAAGCATTAGCTGATTTATTGTTATCTTTAGCAGATAAGATTGGACCAATCGACAAAAGCGATGGTATTTGGGTTGGCTATGAGAATGGAGACAAAAATCAAGTAAAAGATATTGGGGTGAAGTGTGGAAACTGTGCATTACACAAATCAGAAAATTCATGCAAGATAATCAGCCAAGTAATAGAGCTTGATGGTGCTTGTAGATTTGCAGTAATTCCAGATGGATATGTAAATTCTGGCAAAGTAAACAAACATATAGAAGAGTACTTAAATGAAAATAATTCTAAACAATAATGAACTTTTAAAAAAAAAGTGTTTAACTGTAGATTTAAAAACAGGATTTAAAGTTGCTAAAAGAATGGGTATGTTCTTAAATAAATTAAAGAATAAAACAAACAACAAAATAGTTGGTTTGGCAGCAAATCAAATTGGTATAGATGCATGTGTATGCATAGTATTTAAAAACAACAAGCCATTTGTTTTAATAAACCCAAAAATAATTTCTTTTTCTGATGTAAGAATTAGAAATAAAGAACAATGTTTAAGTTATCCAGATGTAGAATTAGATATATACAGACATATGTGGATTGAAGTTTCTTGTGATAATCACAAAGAAACAGTTTTTTTTGGAAATGTTTCGCTCGAAAGTGATGCAATTAAAAATCTTGAAAGTGCTGTTGCTCAACATGAAATATGTCATTTAAATGGATTGACTTTTCATGATTTTCAATGGAACAACGCACCAACACCAGCGGAGTGGAATTAACATGCAAACTCATTATACAAAAAGCAAGCTAATTGGAAACGAAAGATTTTCTAGTGAACTGGATAGTTTAATATATCAAAACATACCTTCTGATTATTTAATACCAGAAGAAATTCTTTTTGAAAAAATACATAAAGATATACTTAAAGAGTTTTCGCACAATAAATATTCATCTAGAGAAATAAATGACAGTTTAAAAAACATGGTTCAAAAAAAACAAATAAAAGAATTGTATGGAACAAAACTATCAAAATACATTTCTATACAGTAAAGGTTTTAAAAACATTATTGTAATAATATTTTCGTTTTTTATGATGTATTTAATATTACATTATATATTAGCAGATTTAATGCACAATGAGGGTTGTAAGTGTGTTGATACTATAGATTAAGGGGTATTTAAGTATGGGTTAATATTTCTCTTTGGAGATTTCCCATGACAACTTACTTTGAGGTTTGGGGAGTGGTTCCAGGAGGAAAGAACAGGATTAAATTAGCTGAGTATGAAGAAAAATATTGGCAAAGAGCAGAAAAAAAAGCTGTTTTTTTAGAAGAAAATGAATATACAAAAATTGTAATTTATGAAAAAACAAGAGCAAATATTATTGATAGAGACAATCGTTTTCTGTAGTATGACTTAGGAACAAAAGGAGGATACAATGAATATCAATTTTTCTGCACCAATCAACCAACTTGGCTATGGTGTTGTTGGCACGAATCTGCTGCTTGAATTTTCAAAAAAACACAATGTTTCTTTGTGGCCAATTGGCCCAATTGATTGTGAAGAAAAAATAATCCCACTTGTTAAATCTAATTTAAAGAATGCTGCATCGTTTGATTATGATGCACCAAGCTTTAGACTTTGGCATCAATGGGATATGGGGTTAAATGCTGGTCGTGGCAAGAAATATGGAATGACATTTTTTGAAATGGACAATATAAAAGAAAACGAAATACACAACTTAAATTTTTTAGATAAAATTTTTGTATGTTCTGATTGGGCAAAGCAAATAGTTGTTGAATCTGGAATAGATAAATCTAAAGTAAAAGTAGTCAGGCTTGGTGTTGATCAATCAATTTTTAAACAATGTGAACCAGACAATGTTAAAACAACAAGAATATTGAGCATAGGTAAATGGGAAATAAGAAAAGGGCATGATTTAATATTAGAAATATTAGAAAGAACATTTAGTGCTGATGATGATTTTAAGTTGATAATGTGCTGTTCTAATCCATTTCTTTCGCAAGAGGAACAAGATCAATGGATTTCATATTATGAAGAAAGTAAGTTCTTTGACAAAATAATTGTTTTAAAGAATAGACTAAAAACACAAAGCGAAGTTTATGACCTTATGAAAAAAAGCGATATAGGCATATTTCCTTATCGTGCAGAAGCTTGGAATTTAGAATTGGCAGAAATGCTATCTATAGGTAAAAACTGTATAGCCACAAATTACTCAGGACCAACTGAATATGGTGTTGAGTCTGGTTGTTATTTGGTTAATCCAGATGGAATAGAACCAGCGAATGATTCAAAGTGGTTTGATGGTAGTGCATCTTGGGCAAAGCTAGAAGAAGACTACATAAATAATTTTTCCAATCAATTAAAAGAATTGCACATTAAAAAACAAAATGGTAACTTAAAAACAAATATTGCAGGAATAGAATTTTTTAAACAGAATACATGGGAAAGTGCTTGTAAAACAATAATTCGAGAAATTTCACAATGAAAATAAAAGTATCATTTCTTGTATGTGCAAGAGAAATAAATAAAGAGCCAGTCATTGCAATACAAAAAAATAAAGCTAATGATGAATTGCCAACATTTAATTTTGATAGAGAAGATTCAAATATAGATTTATTTGTTAAAGATAAATTTAAAGAATTAACTTCTTTTGATGCAAAATTTAAAAATATTGAAGGATGGGTAAACTTGTTTATTTGTGGAACAATGATTGACTTAGATTCTTCATCTATAGTTTATGCCTGTTATTTACAAGAGCCATTTGAAAAAGAAAATGTTGAATGGAAAACTATTTCTTCTGTTTTAGAAAATAAAATATTTGAAGATAAGTATACTCAAGAAGTCATATCTTGTTTTAACTATTTTTCGAGATAACATGATAAACGCAAAAATATATTTTGAATTAATTGACAATGAAATAAATTCAATAGTTCAAATTCCAGAAGACCTTACTGCTGAAGAGCAAATGATATTTGCAGATAGATTTTCAAATTTAATTGGGATGATACAAAGTGGAAATTTATTTCCATCTATATTTCAGTCAGTTGTAGAGGCTGGCATACTAACAGAACAAAAAGCATTATCTGAATTAATAATTAAAAAAATACTTGAAAGTTTTTCTGTCGATTCTGAAAAAACCCCCCTTGTTTCCCCTAGTGAAGCTTTTCTATTTAGAGAGACAAAATGATTGAATGCAGAGTGATTGCCGATTCTATAAGTGAGTCAAAAAAAAGAATAACTACTTTTGTTTGTACCTTCCCAAGATTCATACTTGCTGAGTTTAATACTCATAGAGTTTTCTCTAGAAATGCTGCTAGTTCTAGAGCTATACCTTCTAAAAAATTTATTGATCAAATAAGCAATCATCCAGCAATGCCAATTCATTGGGGTAAAGAACAATCTGGAATGCAAGCCAGATCTGAACTTTCACCTTCAGACATTCCTGTTGCCCAAGAAATTTGGCTTCAAGCTAGAGATAAAATGATACATTGTGCTAAAGAAATGATGTCTATAGGTGTTCATAAGCAAATAGTTAATAGACTTCTTGAGCCTTGGTTTAATGTTACTGTAATTCTTACAGCTACAGAATTTGACAATTTTTTTAAATTAAGAAGCCATAAAGATGCACAACCAGAAATACATGACCTTGCATCAAAAATAAAAGATTGTTTAAAAGAATCAACTCCAAAGGCTATAAACTTTGGCGATTGGCATATACCTTTTGGCGATAGATTTATTGACGAAAAACTTTCTATTGAACAAAAACTTAAAATTTGTGTGGCAAGATGTGCTAGGGTTAGCTATTTAAATTTTGATGGGATAATAGATCACCAAAAAGATTATGATCTTCACGATATTCTTTCAAAAGAAGGTCATTGGAGTCCATTTGAACATTGTGCTTCACCATCTGTAAACCCTTGGGAATACTCTGGAAACTTTATGGGGTGGCATCAGTATAGGAAGTCATTTGAAAATGAACAAAAAAATATCTTGGCTTAAATGGGAAGACCCATTTTTCCCCAAGCAAGATTCATATTCTGCTGATGACAACGAAATACAATCACAGAAAGACAGTTTCTTTGATAAAGATAAAGACGAAGAACCAGACAGGCACATGAGAGTTATTCTTGGGCCTTATGGCACAATACCAATAAACGAAAACGCAATAACTAGCAAGCTTTACAAAATGTGGGTTGGACATTGCAATTTTGATATAACTAGAAACATTATGAAAATAATCGAGGAAGTTGAAGGCGTAGAAATATTGCGTATATGGACAAGATATAGATTTTGGATTGGTTTTGGCAATCTTTTTGATGATATTGAAATTCAAAAGAATATAGAGGAAGCAATAAGCCCAACTAAAAAAAGATCAAAAAATGTTTCAATCAATGCACTCTCAAAAGTTTTAAATAAAAAATACAAAAATTGGATTATATATTCTTTAAAAAATGGAGAAATAAAAACATTTGGCAGCGAACAACTTGACGATGTTTTAAATGTTGAAATTCAAAATAAAGACTCTATAACACTTGCTTCCAGTTGGAACAGTGACTACAATTAAACAATCGGTCTTTTTACTTTTCAAACAGGAGATTATTATGAGTGATGTTAGAACTGCAATTAGTCCAGAACAAGTTCAAAAAACAATGTCTATTGTTATTTCGACTTTAAAATTTGTTTCAACAATCATCCCAGGCGAAACAGACGATAGAATTGTTGATGTTGTTTCTAAACTTGCACAAGAACCTTGGGTTATTCCAGCGATTACATTCCTGATTAATAAATTTGACAACACAAAACCAATTACTTCCGAAGATTTTCTCCTTGCTATAAAAGTAGCAAAAAATGAGGCTTAATCATGTTTAAAAAAGCTATGTTCTTCTTATTAGTATTTTGCAATCTTACTTTTGCAGAAAACTTTATTGTTCCAGAACAAAAAATTGTTGGAGCAGAAGTTCCAATTCCATTGGGTGAGCTTGTAGATTTATCTATAAGCCCAATCCAATCTGCCCCAAAGTTTCTGGTTTCAACTACATATGCATGGAAAGTTTTTGATGGCTACACAGAGAAACGAATTCGCAACTATGAGAATGGCGTTTTCTTTGGTTCTGGCATACAAGCAAAAAGGCTTAAGGTCATCGTTTCAGTAACTCATCTGTACATAGTTAAAGACAACGAAAAGCTTTTAGAAACAGCCATTAGAACAAATTTTATTTCAACAGATGTTTTTATTGGCGAACAAGAGCCTGACACTCCACCAGAGCCAGAAGCTGAACCGGAATTTGGAGAATCAAAGTATCAACTTTCTAAGTTTGTTTATGATGCTGTTAAAAATATTAAGCTATCAAAAACAGATAAGGTAAAACAATCTGCTGCTATTGCATCATCTTTTGATGGTATTGCTGCTGCTATTGCTGCTGGAACAATTGCAACACTTGACGAAATACTAAAGAAAACAGCAGAATCAAATAAATTTGCACTAACCAAATCTGGTGGAGATAGAACGAAATGGGAATCTTTATTTACAGAAATACAAGAAAAACTTTTTGATCTATATAAAACCAATAAGATGCAAACTAAAGAAGATTTTGCTGTTGCGTGGAGAGAAATATCTTCTGGACTTAAACTAGTAAAATAGGTGAAACATGTCTGAATTATCAAAGATTAATGGTTGGGCAGGAAAAGACAATCCTTTGCTTGTTGAAAGTGAATTTAATCTAATTAAAGATAGTGGGTCATTTAGAGACTTTAATGTTTATGGCAAAAGCCAAGACACTAAGGGCAAAAAAATGATGCTGTATGAAGTTGTTCGTAAGGTTATTGGTAAAGATACGCCTAATTACGGACAAGAAATTGGGGATTGTGTTTCTTTTGGTGCTAAAAATGCAGTCGAATATTTAATGGCCACTGAAAAGCTTATGAAGGGCGATCACGAAAAATTTGAATTTGTATTTCCACCATATCTTTATGGAACAGGAAGAGTTCTTATTGGTCGTGGACAACTTAATGGCGATGACGGATCTCTTGGGAGTTGGATGGCAGATGCAGTTATTAAATATGGGGTTTTGCGTAGTAATTTTGATGGTGTTCCTAAGTATGCAGGAAGCGTAGCTAAAAAATGGGGCGATACGCCAGGACCAGATAAAAAGTTTATTGAAGAAGGAACTAAGCACCCAGTAAAATCTGCTGCCCAAATTAAAAGTTGGGATCAATTAGTAGAGGCTATTGTCAATGGCTATCCTTGCACAACTGCTAGTGATATTGGCTATACCATGACACCAGCAAACGATGGTTTTCATCGTCAAACAGACAATTGGGGGCATCAAATGTGTTTTGTAGGTGTTGATGATAGGGCTAATGATCCATATGCTATTATTGTTAATAGTTGGGGCGATGCTCACGGAGAACTTAAAGACTTTGATACTGGCGAAGCCCTTCCTATTGGCACTCTTAGAGTCAGAAAAAAAGATGCAGAAAAGCATCTTAGGGCTGGCGAAACCTTTGCCTATAGTAATTTTGACGGATTTCCAGAACAGTTGATAGATAAAAAGTTGTTTATGCTTATAT